TGTAGGTGTAGGTGTAGGTGTAGGCGTAGCTGTTGGTGTAGCTGTTGGTGTTGATACATCTATAAGATTTGGTAGTTCAAAATAACATGTGAAGTTACTTGAAATACAAACATATTTTCCATCTGCATACACCATTCCGTTTGCACCAATAACATCTGAAACATCAAATGGTAATAAAACATCAGGATAATATGTCCAAGATATAGCATTAAAACTATAATAAATTTTTTTATTATTAGAAGCAATAAATTTTTGACCATCATATATGATGCTTTTTATGCCTTGATTTAAAATATTAGATATCGTAGCAGTAGTCCAATTTATCCCATCATCACTAACTTTTATTGTGTTATTAAAAGCATCATTAGCATAAAAATTAACAACAAATTTTCCTCCTCCGTATACAATATTTTTATAATATGTTGTGTTATTGGGTCTATTCCAACCACTAGGGATAGTTGCTGTCCAATTTATTGCATTTGTACTGATAAGCACACCGTTATATTGACTAATAGCTACAAATTTTCCATTCCCATATGCAACTGAAACAAGACCACCAGTTGTTGAAGATCTAGTCCAATTGATTCCATCAGTACTATAGATTGCACCTCCCCAGGGAGAATTAGAATTAGAAACCGCAACAAAAGTTCCATTACCATATGTTATTGAAGTCCAATTTGCATCAGTAGTATTATTACTAGAACTTTGATTCCAATTTATTCCATCAGTACTATAAATTAATCTGTTAATTCCTCCATAATTTCCACCACTGAAGCTAAAATTCGCAGATGCAACAAAAGTTCCATTACCATATGTTACTGAATTCCAGTTTCCATGAAAAGGTAAAGTAGAGGAATTCCAAGTTATTCCATCATTGCTATATGCTGCTGTTTTAATTTGATTAATGTTAACATCCCCTTTCATAATAGAAACAAATTTTCCACCACCATATGTTATTGAAGAATAATTTCCAATTCTTACTACATTATTAGCGTCGAGAGTGGTAGGCAATGTTGAATATGCCAATGGGGTTTGTGTAATTGTTGGTGTTGGTGTATGGGTAGGAGTTGGTGTAGGAACTGGAGCAGAAACACCCGTTTGAATATATGCAACGTTTCCGCTATCTTTTGAAACGGCAACAAATTTTCCATTTCCATATTCTAGTGAAGACCAATAAGGATTAGTTGGTAATTTACTTGTGTTCCATGTTATTCCATCAGTACTATATGCTGCAAAGGATGAATAACCCTTAATAGCAAAGAAATATCCATCTCCATATGATATTGAATTCCAAGTAATATCATTTACTTTAGTATCAATAGTTTTGTATACTGGTAAACTTGAAGTATTCCATGTTATGGCATCACTACTATAAAATACTTTATCTTTATCTCCAATACAAACAAAAATTCCATTTCCATATGTTAATTTTCTTTTATTATTATCAACATCCTTAGTATAATTTGGTGTCATTGGTAATGACACCAAATTAGATGAACTCCATGTAATACCATCAGTACTATAAATTACCCCTTGTTGATTAAAATTGTTGTGTTTGTAAACAGCTACAAATTTTCCATTACCATATGTCATATCATGAAAATCAAACACAAAAGTTGGGAAACTCCCTCTTGACCAATTTATCCCATCATCACTATATATTGAGTAATTATTATTCCCAACTTTTCCTATCATAACAAATCTTCCATTACCATATGTCATACACATAGTTGACATATTTGGAATATAGTTTGGTGACAATGAGTTTGTTTCTTTATTAATTACATAACGTTTCCATGAAATTCCACCATCGGTACTAACCAGTGCGTACATACCAACTCCGTTCCAATAATGAGTGATAGCAACAAATTTTCCTCCTCCATGTGTCATGTTGGATATAAATGTACGAGTATCACTTGGTGGTTTTGGTATGTTAAGATAAATTCCTTTCCATGATATACCATCATAACTATATGAAATTTCTTCAAATATTTCTTCTTGCGAAGCATTAGATTTAGGACTATGAAGAATATTATTCAAATAACTAATAAAAATGCCTTGTCCATATACTATTTTTTTATCAAAAACAATAGTATTACGATTATCCACGACAACTTCATGAGTATTTACAGAATCCGACCATGTTGAAATAATAGGTGTAGTAGTAGTTGTTGTATTTTCATTTGAAAATAATTCTACGAAGGTTATATAACCATAAGTTCCTTTTTTAACATATAATATCAAAGACTCTCCTTGATCTATATAAAATCCTGCGTTTTTATCTATAAAGTTAGAAAGATAGTTACCAGTTGCATCTGATGTCGCAACTCTTTGTAAAGGTATTCTGATTAAATCGTCATATGTAGTTGTTTTATAACATTTATTATAAGTTCCAACATCAGATGCAAATAAGGTAGAAACAAAAAGTTGTTTATTACTTCCATGAGGATTATTTAAAATCGGAATATAAAGATCCACATAAGGGGAATGAAAATGCTTAGTAGATGTTGTTATTTTACTTGGATTTACTATATTTATATTTGACATGGTATTGGTAATATTTATACACTAACCTTTGTATTTATTAAAAATATGTTTGACTGTCTTGACTGTCTTGACTGTCTTGATCTAATACCCATGATACGAAAAAATTTCCACTATTTGTAGGTGTTGATGTGGGTGTGGCTGTAGATGTTTCTGTAGGAGTAGGTGTTGCTGTAGGTGTTGGAGTAGGTGTGTGTGTTGAATTTGGTAGTGTAAGTGTTGCTGTAGGAGTAGGTGTAGGAGTAGGTGTAGGAGTAATTGTTGCTGTAGGTGTTGCTGTAGGAGTTGCTGTAGGAGTTGCTGTAGGAGTTAAAATAAGTATCGGAGGTGATACGTTTGTTATATAGATATCGTCTGGATTATTGTAGGCAGAAGCAGAATCTCCAAAATTAACAGAAATTATATGAGAATCTGTATCTATGCTAGTAACTACTTCATTTTCAAAAGGAGCCAATAATTTATACGGACGATTACCAACACCTTGTTCTACAATTTCAAAGAATGATAGTTCTTTATTTGTTGTTGTTATTGTAATATCTTTTTTATCGTTCCATATCACAGATACTGGTAAAGTATAATTTGGATTTATGCTTTCAAAAATATAAACTAATTCATTATTAAATCCAAACATCCTAGATCCTATTAAATGGAGTTCATCTAAAAGTGCTGGTACTGCTGTATTTGGATTAGATATTGATTCTAGCGTAGGTGCATTTAATCTCAAAGTAAATCCATATGAAACCGGAAGTGCTTTGTTTATTAAATATGTTTTAACATTAACATTAAATGTTCCAATAAAACTACTTGTTAAATGATAAACATGTGTAACAGAATTAGTAATTTTATTAGAATCTAAAGTCAATTTTTGTTCAAATATAAATCCATCTCCAAAATCATATTCTATTTTATATATTTTTGAAAATGGATTTAATGCAGACGGATTTAATGTCAATTCAAACGGTGCTGTAGACGTAAATCCCACACTCGGTAAGGCATTAACAAAAAGTGTTTTAGAATTCATTAGTAATATTTAATGAAAAATATTAAAATAGATAGTATTTTATACTATTTTTCTAGCAAAGATGAAAGAACCAGTTGTTGGAGTTGAATTATTAGTTCCACCTGCCGTTTTAACAGCATTTTTCAAATAAAGAGTTCCTCCTGTTCCTGTTCTCAATGTCATTCTTCTTCTATGATAATTTGTTGCTCCAGAGGATGATGTTATAGTAGTAGTATTTGCTGACATACTAGAACTATTAGGAGCACCCGAATATGTTGTATTTGTTGGAGATGTTGGAGATGTAGAGGTATAAGACATTTCATCCATAAAATAATGTACAAATGTCAATGTACCATCACCTTCAAATGCAACCTTGCTTCCTATATCTGGACTAGACGGAGAGCCAGGGAAGTTTCCAACTACACCTATAACGGCAACTGCTGTTACCTCATATGTAGTATTAGCTTCCAATGTTATACCACCAACAGTATTTGCTAGTGTTGTTGTACTGTTAGCAGAAGATAATGTATTATTATATACGGTTGGACGATATCTAGTATCTCCAGCAGATCTTGTTAAAACAGAAGAGTCTGAACCAACAACTTGATTAGGAGCAGTTAAGTTGTTACTATTTAATGTATGATTACCAGTACTATTTCCTTGTGTCGTTGCTAAACCAGTTTGAGTTCCAATATTTAAAGTTGATGTGGATGCCGTTCCTATATTAACACTTGTTCCATTTACATTTATGGTAGCACCGTTTAGAGTTGTAGTAACACCAACAGTATTATTACCAACATTAATACTACCTTGTCCTGTTGCTATGTTTACGGTACCAGTAGTTGTTCCAGTTGCTATATCTGTTGTATTTGTTCCTGCATTATTATTAATCGTAGTAACTCCAAGAGTAGTTAATGTAGTTGAAGTATTTCCAATACCAACATTAGTTGCAACTGTATTGTTTGTATTAATGTATGTAGAACCACCACCATCATAATTTATGTTTGTAATTCCACCAGCAATAATAGCACCGTAAGCAGATCCCCATGCAGATAATGCAGTTGTTCCGTTACTATCTCCTAATATTGCCATTTTAGCAGTTGGTGTTGTAGCATTTACTCCAACATTTCCATTTGATAACACGGATATTCTTTGTTGATTATTTGTATAAATGTCAAATGGTGCTGCATTTTCTGTTCCTATATATGGATTTGTTGCAGCACCTGGATTGGATCCGCTATTATTAGTTCCATATGTACCAATAATAATTTTATTAGTAGTTCCATCATATATTCTAACATGTGGTTGATCGGAACTTCCTAATTCAGAAGCACTATTGTCTTTAACAATATTAAATGGAGCAGTAGGTGTATTAACACCAAAGCCAATCCATCCATTAGATGCACCATCAACCATCAAAGCTGCTTTTGTATGAGGAGCATCGATATCTTGATCAAAACATTGTAAAATTGGTTGAGCACCTGTTTGAATTATTGTAGTTGCTGCATCTGTACCAGCATTATTAACAAGTAATGAACTTGTTATTTGAACCTTAGTATCAAGATATGAAATACTTCCTAATGCAGAAAGATCTCCTGTTATAGTAGTGCTTCCGTTAATCCAAACATCACCACCAACATCAAGAACTACTTGTCCTCTTTGTGAAAGTCCGTAATAATCTTCTGGTGTTTTGTATATTCCTGTTCTACTATTAAATACATTTATTCCACCACCACCAGTTGAAAGTGATATGAATGGACTATGAAACATACCACCAACAGTTCCACCTTCGATTTTAAGACCAGTTAATGCACCATAACCAGACAATGCAACATTATCAGAATATGCACCAATGGCCATCAATCCACCATAAGCACTAACACCCCAATAAGGTGAGGAAACGTCTAATCCAACAGTTCCACCCCATGCGGATAATGCTCTTCTTGGACTATAAAATTCTCCACCAACGATTTGTCCATAAGCAGATACCGCTCTGTTATTTGAATATGATTCAATTCCTACATATCCACCCCATGCTGATAATCCCCAATTTGGAGAAAATGTTTCTATTCCAATTTGTCCACCATATGCGGATAATGCTCTTCTTGGACTATAAAATTCTCCACCAACGATTTGTCCATAAGCAGAAATAGCTCTTGAATTTGAATAAACGTCTAATCCCACATAACCACCAAAAGCACTCAATGCTCTCATTGGAGAAACTGCTTCTAAGGCAATTTGTCCTCCAAGTGCGGATAATGCTCTTCTAGGACTATAAACATCAATACCAACAAATTGTGCATTTGCAGATATTGCTCTTATGCTTGAGTAAAATTCACCCGCAATATAACCACCAAAAGCACTCAATGCCCTCATTGGAGATGCTGCTTCTATTGAAACTTTTGGAGCATATGAAGAAATAGCAGTAGATTTGGTACTCCAAATCTCAGCACCCAAATATCCTTCACTATGTATCAATGCTCCCCTGATTCCAGCATATGCACAAAGTGCTGTATTATCTGTGTATAAAAAAGCAGCATATGCACTTAAAGGTGCAACTGCACTTAAAGAGCCAGATAAAACAAATTCCCCAAGAAAGGGTTGCTGTTGACTAGCTATTGGATCATGCCCTGCATCTGGATTGCTACCATTACCGTAGGTATGGTGATTACGTCTATGCCATTTTGAATGAAATCTATTACTCATATTATTCTCAAGTCACAATATTTATATTGGAACCTATTTTATAGGTCACTTTTTTGAACTTACAAATACTTATATTATACATCTTAATATTTTATTAAAATGAACAGTTTAATCCGGTAAATGGCGTTGGTACTTTACTACAACAATCAGAAGTTGCTAAATTCCAACTTTTATTGGGAGCATAAACAGTAATAGAATTATTTTCTAATTCTTCATATGTAATTGGATTTATGTTACAAATACGAATTACTGGTAATTTAAAATTATAACAACTCATAGCACCCCATGACCAACAAAATTCGCCTCCACATTTATCTAAAAGTTTAGAGTTTTCTAACGTCAATTGTTTAATATCTAAAAAATCTTTTAAACTCATTAAAGCATTTTGGAGTTTTATTAATTCTTTATTAATTGTCTGAGGAACATGTAATTCATTTATACCTACTCCTATAGAATCTAACTCTATAGTATCATCAAACATTGGAAGTTCGGTGTATGATATAGGTGCTTTTGCAAAATATGTAACAATACCATTGCTCGTTTGTTCTGTAGCCAATACCAATTTATAATTTAAAGTTTTTCTAAATGTTTTAATATTTTGCCCCATTCTTATTAAACTTCTATTATAATTGATATCAGATGAAAACTCATTTCTATCTATCAATAATTGATCTTTTGACCAATACTCGGAATGAATTCCTCCACCTATCCTATAAACAGATAGAATATCTTGTATTTTTATTACACTGTTTTTTGTTATTAAAAGCATAGAACGATTACTAGCTTTTTTAATGCTCACAAAATTTAAAATAGATTTTGATACTATTAAAGTAGTAATATAATATCCAGAAGGAGAGTATTTGTAAACATTATTAGTAGTTAGTATGTATATAAAATCCCCAGATTCATCAAAAGACATTTTTATTACATCTCCAACTACTTCCTTTATGTTGAATGATGCTATATAATCAGATGATAAATCATCAAAAATATATATAATTTTATTATCTGTTAACACATACAACATATTAAATTTAGGATGTGCTGCTATTGTAATTGGTTGTTCTACTTCAAAAATAGGATTTCTATATGTATATCTCCAATTTAACAGTGAATTATATTGTTTAATACAATCATTATTATAATCTAATACATATAATCTTCCTGAAGCATATGATATTTCTGAAGGAGAATTGAATTTATTATTATCAAATGAAGTTCCTAATCCACCGATATTTATACTGTAATTTAACTCTGGAGGTGTAGTAGAAAATTGTAAATCAAATCTATAAACTTTATTATTAGGAGGATCTACTATGTAAGCAACAGTTCCATCTTCATTCATTTCCAATGAAACAGGATTTAATAGAGTAGTTTTAAGACCATCTGTACCATTTAAATTAATATCTGGTGCAAAATATGTAGAAGAAAGAGCTTTGAAGGTATTTCCCTCTAAAATAAACATACGATCATTTACTTCTGATGCATCTTTTATGTTTGAGAAATAAGAACTTCCTTGAGAAACAGAAAACTCTGGTGCATCGTATATAAATGAATCTGTGTCTTTAGTATACCATCTAATACCATTAGCTAGATAATTTGGATTCGTTCCTAACCAACCAAAAAGTAATGTAGGAGATTTGGTATCTAGTGTTTGTACATTAGATATTAAATAATCCAAATTATCACTTAATCTAGAAATTGTTGAATTGAATATGTCCTCATCTCCCCATTCATTGGGTTGTATCAATACTTGATCATTTGAATAAGGAAGAGATAGTATAGTTTCTTCTACAAATCTTAAAGCATTTGGATCATAAACTTCCCAACTATCTTTTACAATTATTGGATTTGGATTTTTAAATTCTAAGTATGAACCATCTTTAAACAATGCACTATATGATATATAATAAGTTCCTGAGTTTTTATAGTTATAAAATAAAGTAGAATCATATGAAAGTATTTTATATGAATTTGCTTCTCCGAAATTTGCCATATATGCAACAATTTTATTTGTTTGATATTCTGGTGTATCGAATTGTATGAATATATTAGATCCGGTTAGTGTATATGCAGTTGATATGAAAATAGAAGGAATAGCAACATCACTATTGGTTTTTATATTAACTGATGAAATAAATGGTGTTATTTGATTAACAGAATTCCATAAATCTCTTTCGTTTGTATATTGATTATTTGCATAATCATTAAAGGTAGATGATGGTACTTTTTTATAAACATTTGCAGATGCTTGTAAAACCATAGTATTATTTCTATTATCTACTGTTAATGTTTTAAATTTATCACCAATGTTTATATTAAATAAATTAAAGGTTCCATCTACGGCAGGAACAACTTTTTGTTCTTTCCAAAAATATGTTGAAAGTGTATATGTTATTGTTCCATAATCAACTTGAACTGGTGATTCTAAAGGATTTGTGCTTATTTTTTGTGTTATAGAAATTGTTCTATCAGTATCAACATTTATAGAAGTTGCTAAAGGATAAAATGAAAATGTTATATCAGTATAATCTTTAAGTTTTAATGTATTTCGTAATAAATTTGAACTATTTGATAGTGTTTCTGCCTTTATATTAAAAGACTTCGTTACTAAAGAACCAGAATCTGGTATTTTATACGTTGGACCCATTTTTCTTGGGTAATATAGAGTATCATATGCAAATACTGATATATATAATCCACTAGAAGTAAACATTTCAGTTCTATATGGAATGTCTATAAGTTCATAACTAGAAGTAACGCCATCAAATATTGTAAATGGAGATGATATGCCCATTGTATATATCAAATCATTTGAATATGGTTTATTTGTAGATAGATAATAAGTTTGACTATTTGATTTTTTATTACCAAATGTTCCAAATTTATTTGAAGATTGTATTTGTGTGAAGTTGCTCGTATCTGAAACTGTTGCATACCTACCACTATTCCAAAAATATTCTGGTATGCTTATAAATTCTAAATTTTTATTAAATTCATTTTCATCTAATATATGAATTGATAATTCACTTTTAATGTTATGAGGAAACGTCCAACCAGGTACAATAGCATTTAAGGCACTTAATGATATTATTGTATCTGATTTTTTATTTTTTGTGTATGAAATAGTGTTAGTGTTATTAACATCATATAAATCATTGTCTGTACTAGAAACATTCCATATTATAGTAGAAGTTGATGCAAATCTTGGTATAACATCACTATGACTATATAAATTAAATGCATTTGTATTATTATTAGGTCTTGTAATTACGTTTTTAGTTAATCTTGTATTTGATATATCATTAGATACTAATGGATTATAAACAGTAGTATAGTTATCAAAACTGCTATAATATGTTAAGAAATCTGTATTAAAAATAGATGGATTAGGAAAATCATCTAATAATATATTATATGTTCCATCTATTAATCCTTTTGGTGTGTCAATACTCGCAAGAACATCAAAGTTATTTAAATTAGGTACAGTATTATATGGAGGTTCTATTTCAAAATAAATAGAACTCAATACTATATTAGAATCGTCTGTACCAAATACATATGGAGTATTGTCTGCTATATAATAAGCAGAAACTGGAGAAGTATCATATGTTTGACCATTGTAAGACCAAGTCCAACATATTTTACCGCTTTGTGGAATATCATATTGTCTTCCCTTATAAGGAACAGCAGCAGTTAAATATAAAGATCTTGTTTTATTAAGATTGTTAACTCCATTAGGAGAACCAACTAACAAATATCCTTCTGAAAAGTAATCGAAAAGCGAAGAAACTGATGACACGCTTGTAGTTTCATTATATTTCTGTGATGAAAGAGTTAATACTATAGTTTGTGGACCATATCCAGAAACGGCAACTGTTTGTGTATTAGAGTTGAATAAAATAGATTGTCCCGGAGTTATTGATTGTAAATACTTTCCATTTAAATCAACAGCATTTATGCTTGTGGTAGAATTTATTGGTTCTACAAACCAAGAAATATTAGAACCATTTAGATCTCTTGTTGGCCAAGACGTATCATTAACTAAGAATGATGAATCTGCTTCTAGTCTATCAGCAACTTCAAATATCTTTGAAATAAAAATTGGTTGTCCACTATTATTAGGAGGCTGACCTATGGCTAATTTAATATTTGTTTTTTCAAATGAGTCTAAAATTCCTGCAAAACTAGAAAGAGTAGAAAGGATTGTAAATTCAATTTCACCATGTTTTTCAAAGGGATAAGATATTTTTAATTGATTTGCATCAGATGCCTTTATCCAAGGAGATGATTTTAAATCATATGGAATATTTAAAGAAGATCCGTAATAAGCATAAACATCATCTAATATAACATTCGATGCATCTAGACTTGGAGTAAATTTTATATAATCATCGGGAGCACCAAATGAAAGATCATATGTAACAAAATCATGATCAGAACCTATATATGTAGAAAGTGTAGCAGAATAATTCCATCCTTTAGGAGTATATTCTTGAGAAATTATAGGAGATCTTAAAAAGAAAGTTAAGTCCGAAGTTTCCATCAATGATTGTGATGGATCATTATCATCTTTTAACGATGCTTTGTATGAGTAGTAATGTGGAGGATATTTAGTCACCCAATCTATACTAGAATGTGTAGAACTAGATCCCGTGAGGGGAACTCCTAATGGAGTTGTTACGGAATTAACAGTATCTTGCCACTTTTCTTGTGTAAATTGTAACGTTGGACAATCTGCTATATAACTAACTCCTATGTTAGTATCAGGTAAACCCGTGATGGTATTTACTATAGTAGTTCCTGTAAAATAATTTTTGCTTAAATACGTAAAATTACTATCTGATAAATTAAAAGTAGCACATAATACGCAATATTTTGTATCTGAAAGATCCGAAAGACTACTGTCGTTTTTTATTTGTAATAATTGAAATATTTGTTTATCGTTTTGTGTTTTTGTTGATAAATCTACAGGAAATTTATCGGTCATTATATAAGAAGATTTTAGTGTTGGTAATGAACCATATGTTGCAACATTATCAAATCGTTCTTGTCCTAAATTTCCCATTTTTATACCACCATTTGAAGGACCATAGTCTGCATAAAAAATTACGCTATATGTTACAAATGTACTATCTGGTCTAATTCTTGATTTATCTACAGAAGTACTTGGTGATGGTTCTAATACAGTAGATAAAAATATAGGATTGTTTGTAGGAGTAAATGAAATAACTGGTATGTTATTTCTCATTCTACAACTAGACATATTGTAAACAATTGAATAGTTGTTAATTGGTAAAGAACTTGTAGTGGGCTTTGATACATTTTCTTTTCTAATTTCAAGTGCTCCAGAAACATCAGAAGCAGATGATAGATAAAATCTAGTATATTCGTCTTTTAAAACTGTTTCTGTATTTAATGTCCAATTAGTACCATTAAATGTTGGTTTAGATGTTGGTTTTAATAATAATCTTTTAGGATTTATATAATAGCAATAATATTTGTTTGAAATATTACTACCAGGTGCTATATCTATGGCTAACGTATTAAATGTATTTCCTATATTAAATAATCTTCTTTCGGAAGATACATTCCAAACTAAAGACGTAGATGCAGTTGTATCAATCGCATTAAGACCTTGAGTATCAAAGACTGGAGCAGAATTTAAATAATCATATGAATTATAATAGTTTATAGGAACATCTATAGAGTTATTAAATCTGAAATAATTATATGCTGGAATTGAATGTAAAGCAGGATCAATCAAATTTCCATCTAAACCAACAACATATTTTTCGTTAGGCCAAGTGCCTTCGGTTGTTATAGTATATGCTTTCGTTGATGCCATTGTAGTATCTAATATTTAGATATAAAACTCAAAATATCTAGACAAATTATATTGACAAAATTTGATACTGTAGATATATATAATAATATGAATAGTATTTTTGTACAAATTGCTTCTTATAGAGACACTGAATTGATCCCTACTATAGAAGATTGTATTTCTAAGGCAAAGTTTCCAGAAAATTTAGTATTTGGAATAGCATGGCAACATTCTAATGAACAAAATTTAAGCAAATATAAAGAAGATAAGAGATTTAAAATATTGGATATTCCTTATAAAGAATCTAAAGGAGCATCTTGGGCTAGAAGTCAGATCAATTCGTTATATTCAGATGAAAAATATACATTACAAATAGATTCTCATACTAGATTCATTCAAAACTGGGATGAAGAGTTGATTTCTATGTGGGAATCAATGAACGATCCATATGCTGTACTAACAACATATCCTTCTGATTACTATCCTAATCTTCCAGAAGAAAAATGGGTTAAAACCCCTTATGTTATACATACACATTCTATTTTAGACGGAAAAACACAACAAAGACCAAGAGTTCTACCGAATTGGGAGGATATAAAATCCCCAATAAGAGCTATTCACCTTGCTGCTGGATTTGTTTTTTCAATTGGTCAAATGATAAAGGACGTTCCATATGATCCTAACTTATATTTCATAGGAGAGGAAATGAATTTATCTATTAGATTATATACTCATGGTTATAATCTATATCATCCCCATAAAATAATAATATGGCACTATTATATAAGAAAAGGAAATCCTAAACATTGGGATGATCATTCCGATTGGGGTAATAATTCATTACAAGCGGACATTAGGAATGATTGTCTTTTAAAAAGAAAATTTGATATAAATTTGGGAATATATAATTTAGGAAATAAAAGAACATTAGAAGAGTATCAGAATTATTCTGGAATTGACTATACTAGAAACATTTTACATTTAGATACAATAGACGGAAAGGAACCCCCTAGAGACTTAAGTGATTTTAGTAAATGGTCGTATGAAATTAAAGAACATAGAGAAACAATCAAATGGAATTATAATATCATAGACAAAACAAAACCTTATAGATTTTGGGCATTTATATTCAAGGATCAAACAAACAATGAGATTTATAGACAAGATGTTTTATACTCTGAAGACAAAGATCTCTTGGATGGTATTAAACGTGAAAAGGAATTTGTATTTAATTATTATAGTCCTGCACAGAAACCATCTGTGCTTATTATATGGCCATATGCAGAATCTATGGAGTGGTTAAATAAAACCATCATCAATCTATAATGAAAGACTTATTGATAGTAGTTCCTTATAGGAATAGAGAGGAACATTTAAAAGAATTTTTAGAAAATGCTCCAAAGTATTTTGATAAACAAAATATAGAATATGATATTTTAATATGTGAATTGGATCAAACTGGTGATTGGAATGCTGGTCTTTGTGTAAATTCTACTATAAATTTTATAAAAGATAAAAAGTATAAATGGTTGTTTATACATCATGTTGATATATATCCACTAGAAGGAGATTTGAATTTTCCAAATGAAAATGAATATTATTATAACATAGGAGATTATGGAAGTTGTTTGATGTTGATGGATTCTTTTTTAAATGTAGGTGGGTATTCTAATTCGTTTTGGGGATGGGGAGGAGAGGACAATGATTTATACAAAAAACTATCAATGTCTGGATTGTTACAAATAGACAAAGATGATTGGAATGTTAAATATGAAAAGAAATTTCAAAATCATTTAAGAAAATTTAATGGAAAGAATTATGCAAATACTGTAAAAAATATATTTTTTACAGAAGAAAAAAATGATATCAAAAATTTTGATATCAACGGAAGTACTAGAGATCTTATAAAATTATCGGAAAATATATATAAGCATATAGTTGTCCCTAAAAAAATATCTCCATATGACTATAAAAATGATAAAGTTATATTGGGTTATTTGATTAATAACAAAGATACAAACGCTTTAATGGCATATGTAAAAAGTTCTATGATGTTTTCTTCATATGAATATGATGTTGCAATTTGCATAGCAGATGAGGAACCAGATTCTTATTTGATAGATCAGTTAGAATCTTTTGGTGTCATTGTATATAAACATAATAGAAAAACAAATGATTTATTTATTGATAGATATTTTGCATATAAAGATTTTTTAGAAAAAAATACACAATATAAAAAAGTTTTACATACAGACGTATCGGATGTGTTCTTTCAATCAAATCCATTTGATCATTTGTCGGATGAATTGATCATTAGTTCAGAGGATATATTAATAAAAGATGAAGAATGGAATTCTAAGGTTATAAAAAATATTTATGATATTTCTGTGTATGAAAAATTAAAAGACAAAGAGGTATTATGTGGAGGTGTTTTTGGTGGAGAACGAAATGTTTTTATAAACTTTTGTGAAAAAGTTATAGAAGAAAGTAAAAATATAGAAGTGCATATACACGGATCAGACCAACCAATCATACAAAAAATAATTTACATAGACGATTTTAAAGTAGATATTAAAAAATTAGAAAGTGCATTTTGTTGTAATTTGCATGTATATAACCATTATAAAGAATTGTTTATAGATAAAATTAGCATATATGATAACGGTAGAGTTTTTAACACAAATAAAGTAAAATTTTCAATAGTACATCAATATAATAGAATTAATGATATATATCAAAGAATCTACAAGCATTTTGTAAATTTCTTTGGTCCTATTTAAAAGGCCTTGACTTTTTATATTAAAATGTTAAATTTTTACTGAACATGAAAACATTTCAATCAAACTATTCGTTCCTATCAAAAATATTCTTAAAACTCATATCTGAAGATCAAGTTTTTAAAACTAGATTTCAAGCATTTGCTCCAGAAATTTATGCTGATATTGAATCTGCATCTACAAATCCAAATTGTTCTTGTAGACAAAAAGTAGAAGCATTTGTTAATACAAACAAAGAAAAAACCGCACACTTCTTGAATCTTTATTTAAGTGAGTTCGATAAAGATATTGATGTTTCTGAAATAGAAAAAAACAATACTATTATCCCACTTGCAGGAACTACTGACATAGTTAAAATTGCTGAGTGGAAAGAATTTTACCAAAAACTTGTAAACATGAGAGCAGGTTGGAGAAACTTTTCTTTAATAAAATTGGATGACGAAACTGTACAAGTATTTTTCATATGATACTGTTTGAAACACTAACTTACATCATATTAGGATTGAGTGTAAGTTTCATGTGGAGTTTTTCTGATATATTTTCTCCTGTAAGAAACCTAATTGCAAGAGTTCCATATATCAGGAAACCTCTAATATGTCCAGAGTGTAGTAGTTTCTGGATGGGTGTTTTAACATCTTTATTTTATAATCCTCTTTTTAGTGTATTAGGATATTTTTCATATCCATTTTCAGGATTGATTGTGCATTTATTTGCATGTTTTATTTATAAAATTTATTTCAAATTAAAATAAATAATATTTAATATTAAAAAAAAACACACTCGAAAGAGTGTGTTTTTTTTGTTTTAAATTAAAAGTTTTACTGATTTTCTTTAAAGATTAAACTTGCTAAAGAACCATCATCACATCCATGAACTATAGAAGTGGAATGTTTTACGGGTACAGCAAAAACTTTTGTTGTGTTTATTTCTTTTCCTCTCTGTAAAACGGATTCTTCTCCGATTAACATTCCATCTTCTCCTCTTCTATACTTTTGTGTTCTGAAGCAATGTTGTAATATGGTAGATTGTTTTGCTTTTGGTGTAGTATAGTCTTGGCAGAAAACATCAAATGCAATTCCAGACTCTTCTACAAAAAGAAGATTTGGAATTGTAAGACCCATTATATAAGCAGGAGGATATACAGCAACACCAACCACATGTTTTGATGGTGGTAATGCAACACCTTTCCTTTCCATATATGGAGTATCTTCTATGCAACCAGTATATAGCGAATTTGAAGTATTATATTCAAATTCTAAATCATTTATCCAATTATGTTTTATTGGAGTAGTATCTAGTTCCATCCAAAACCAAGGAATCTCATATTCTTGTTTATATAAATATCTAATCGTTTCACTCCAATAAAAATTAGGTCCATCTGGCCAATTTTTAATACCTTCTCTATTAAAAATATGAAGGGATTCTTTTTTAAATAGTCCCTTTATATTTGATAATAATTTAAGTGAATGTTTTAAATCATATGGTCTAGATACAATTAAAATTTCATGATTTGGATACGGACCAAATACCTTTAAAACTTTTGAAAAACTATCAATCAAGTTGCTATCAGAATATGATACGGGAATTACTATTAACATAATGTTTGTTATATATTTTAATACATAACAATACAAAGTCAATATAGATAAAAAATAATTAATTATTTTTTATCTATAATCTTAATATGTAGCTTGACACTCATAACAATTAGTAAATCCAGCATCTTCACAAGCATTAGAAACTGGTGTAGGAAGCTGTCCTGAAGGACAATTTGTTTGTGGAGTATGAGAATATTGACTTCCACAAGAAGCACAACTATCTCTCTTACAGCATTCACAAGTCTGCATACATCCAATACTAAGACCATTACCAGTAGATTTGGGGAGATTAACATAATCAGTATGATATCCAGAAGGACAATCATCAACAAACTGACTACCACTAGAATTTATAATATGACCAGCATCACATTGAGTATTATTACATTCTACACAGTCAATATACTGACAAGCAGTCCAGCAATTACTAGTTCCGCATTTTACTGACCTCGATGGATCTGATAAACCACAATCTGGTCTATCAGTCATATAGCCACAAGGCGAACAATCATCAAGATTTTGTTCACAATATTCACAAAATTCACATTGACTAAATCCTGATGGATTTAGTGGTGTATTTGAACCAGGACTGCACCTTTTTGGGGTATACCCAACACCGCACTGAGGATTGCTATTTCCAGAACCACCACCAGGACATACACACCCATACTCTGCACAATCTACTGGACAACCCACACCGGTACATGCACATGTATTTTTGGCTGCATATGTTGGATCCGTACAATCATTTTTTGTTGGTGGGGTATCAGAAACACATTTATAACAACTTGATTTTCCAGCATCTGAACATGGACTATAAACACTAGGACCCGCTTTTTGTCCTGCTGGACAATTTGTTGGTGGATCTTTATAATATCCAGAACATTTAGTACAATCATCTGGAACACAGCAATCACATGTTTGACAAGGGAATGTAGTAGTACCACCAAAGCTTTGAACAGAACTGTCTAAGTGCCAATATTCCTTACATATTCCATCAACTGGGAATTCAGACCCAGAAGGACATTGATCATTCTGACAAGTCACACAGTCGGTAGGATCCGGTGTACAACTCCAACACTGCACTTGAGGATTTGGTCCGCATGAACTTTGCATCCATACATCTCCAGCATTGGGACAATCAAAATTGGGTTTTTCCTCGTAATAGTCGGCTCCGCAAGAATCTATACAAGTCAAACCTTCACAAACATCTTTATATTGATTCTTTTCTTCTTGAGTAGCCTTATCACAGTCAATGCATTCATAGCATGGATTGTTTGGGACTCCAGTAGCAATCGCCACTGCTTGTGCCTCTTCATCGTAAGGACAAGTGCTTCCTCTTGGAATTTGACCATCGACTATACACTGCTGTGGATTTGGTGTCATTAGCTTTCCAATACCTCCCACATCTTCTGGCTCTGAAGCACACACATTACAATTTGGAGGGAGACACCACCAACACGTCAAACAACTTCCCCACGGTTGCCAAGACCCCCCAGCCCCTCCTACCGATCCTAAAGCATCACAATTTACCCCTCCTAAACAATCACATGCTTTGTCGTAGCCACCATACCATTCACATGTTTCCCCATCTGGACAATAATTAGAAGCACAACCACATGTACTGCAATTATATAAACCTTTTGAAATGATTTTTTTTGTTGTAAAAAAGGGTCGAATACCATCTGGAATAAAAACACGATCTATATCGCAATTTGTTTGATTATAATTTCTATGCGAATATTCCCAATTATTTACATAATCTATACATGCATCAAGTTCAGACAATCTAAAATCTGCACAAGTTGCTTGCTCCCAACACTCACAACATTTTAATGCAGAAAGAGGATTTACCATATGTTTTCCATCTGGAGTAACTTTATATGGATTAAAATTTTGAAACATAGTTACTTGTGTATTTTGATTACAATCACATCTATTTGTTTCTTTAAGTCCAAAATCTGCACATGTTGCAAATTCTGGTTCTACTGTTACAGTTGTTGTTTTTATAACAGGAACATCTAGTGTGTATGAGTCTAATACCAAAGAACATTCAGGAACAATACTATCTACATCTATTCCACAATCTCTATATACATACTGAATAAGAGGAATTTCTTCTGGAATATAATCAGAGTTTGGATTTAGTGATAAACTATTATAATAATCAACTAAAGTACATAAATCATTAGTTGATTCATCTAATAAAAAGTTTCCATTTACAACACAGTCTCCTTTTGTAAAAGAATTTAATGGTATTATTTCCTTTGGCATTATATTTTATTATTTATAGCTATAAACTAAATTTTCTAGGATTTGGATAAATTGCGTATTTTAATTTATCATCACCCACCATTAAACCACTACCAACAGGACTTGGTATATTATTAACAATAAAAGAAGGATATTTTGATATTATTTTAAGTCCATTGTTACATCCACAATCAAAAATATAAGGATTTGATTGTGGAGTTGATAGTGTTAATGTTATTGATGGAGTCTGTTTAAATCCTAAAAATGGGAAAAAATTATCATTTTGTTCATAAGATTTAAATAATCCATAATTATTTCCAAATATATCAATTTTCCAACTAACAACACTTCCTTTATCAATTAAAAGATCTTCTATTCTTTTTATGTATGAAGATGCTAATAATTCTTTCCTAAATCCTACTGGATATTTATTTTTCGTATTCCAATTTGATTTAGAACTCCAAAATTTAAAATCATCGTCTTGATTAGATAAACCAAATGGATTTCTCTTTGTTATTTCATATTTGGATTGATATGGAGTAAATTTTTGATTGTTTAAAGTGTCTTTTATTCTTCCTGCAATTGTAGACGAGCTATAAGATTCAAACATCCATCTATTATCTATTTCTGTTATTTTAACTGGAGTTATTTGATCCTTTTTAGTCAGTCCCCTATTTCTAGGTCCATATTTATTAGTATCTAAAAACATTCTTTCTGCACTTAAACTATCACTAAGATTTAAAGATTCTTTGTTTACTTCTATTTTATACCCCCTACCTCTCCAATGAGAAACTCCTAAATTTTCTGGTAATAAATATTCTCCTACTTGTTTATCAGTAACAGATAAAGAAAGATTTGGAATAGTAGCAACTGTTGGATAAAAAATATTATCCAAATTTGCGTATGGTTCAGATGCTTTTAAGACAAGTCCACTAGTAAAAATAACAAATGATAAACATTTTTTATCATAAAACAATCCTTGTGTATAATTAAAAGGATTTCTAGCAAAATAATTGTATTTTGCATCTATAAAAGAATTATATCCTTCTAGAATCATTTGACTTTCTTCATTTGAAGAATATGCAATTAGATCTAATTTGTTTTTAAGATTTAAAAGATCTTGTAAATTAGAAAAATCTTTCTTGAAAATCATTTTCTTCCATTTATATGAAGAAAGGTATGTTGAAAATGTTAATGATTGATTCCATTCTAGTGCGGTTCTTCCTCTTCTTTCATATGTCATGAAATCAGAGTTTTTTAAAATCATACTAGAAACTTCTGGTTGATGAACAAGAACATAATCATTTATAAATCGGACTTGACCGCCAAATGTTTTAGTTTGTTTATCAAAATGTTGATCATAATAGGATTCTACATTAGAATATGATTTTCCCCAGTATGGTTTAGAGCCAGCATAATCACCAATAGCATTTGGATTAAATTCGTTTTTAAAATAATCCCAACCATTTAATTTTATATTAATTGTAAATGAAATACTTGGAGTCCCAAAAGATGTTCCATTTGGTCCAGTAAATGATGCTTCTGATTTATGATCATATTTTATATAATCACCGGGTTCTAATACCATATCAGAAAGTTCTCTAGTGGATATCCATTCTCCGTTAGTATTTTTCAATAATCTATACCATGTTGGTATAATAGGAAAAGATCCTTGTGTTGTTAATAAATATTGTATAAAATTGTTGATGCTTCCATCAGATTCATACAAATATTTTTGTAAATTAAAATAACAACTAGGACTAGCAATTATTTCCATCTTATCATTATAATAAGAATTAGGACCTACATCTATAGCATGTATCCTTATTCCCTTTTGTTTTAATGCAGAAGCATATGGAATACTTTCATTAACTTTTAGATTATCATCACCATCACTGAATAGCAATATAGTTTTCTTTGCGTCTGCTCTTGGGGAGTTTGTTCTAATTGTTTTTTTACCTATTTTAGATAAAACATCATCCAATGAACGACATAAATCCAATATGTCATTTTGTGATATTGCTTCTACATTTTTTATTTCTGTATTTAAAATATAATCAGCAGCTTTAAATGCACTCGTTATATCAGTTTTTTTAATAGGATTTGTTGTTGGAATTGGTATTTGATGTATAGCTTGATTTATAATATCAAAATCCCTACTTAAAAATGAAAGATTTGCGGCTGTTTCAGAAAATGTTACAATAGATACTTGTACATCTCCTGTACAAGCAAGTGCATTTTTTATAAATTCTTTAACTATTTCTTTAGTAGTGTTAATATTTTTATGTTCTGAAGTACTAACATCCAATATTATACATAAGTCATATTTACCGCTACTAAATTCACATCCTTGTACGTTCTTATATGCATATTTTATAACAATATAAGGAGTTTCTGTAGTAGTTAATGTATTTGATATATCATTTCTAATAGAAGTTCTGTAATAGGTATATCTTCTACCAGTTTTTAATATCATTCTTTTATCATTTCCAGTTTTCCAATATCCAGTTCCCCAACCAACTTCTTGATCTCCTTCTTTTCCATCCAACTTGTAAAAGGAAAATTGTGGACTGTTATATGCATTATATCCGCGAGTATCCAACCAAGAATTTATTGTAAAATCATCACCCAATCCTTGTGGATCTGCAAATAGATAATCTGCTAATCCATTATAATCAGTAAATTTATTTCCAGAATGACCGATAGGAGAGTAGTTTACAGATTTACATCTACAATTGGACCAATATTTTTGTCCTTCTACTAATGGATTGGGATTATTAAAGTCTTGATTTTGATAATAGTTATGTGGTGATGTTTTTAAATATGGACAATCTTCAGCATGTTTTCTATAAAAAATAACATCATCTGCATATGTGTCTTTATCCATCCAAACAAAAGAAATTTTTTCTAATGGTTGTATTATTGTTGCTATACCACCTTGTACATTTCCTTCTAAGTGAGAAGAACAATAAGATGCTATTTCATCATCATATACATTCAATCCCATATCTATGTTAATGTTATTAATATTACCAGATCCTAACCATGCTGCTTCTATGATTTCTTCGCTTCTTGAATTTAATTTAAAAATTACATCAGAATTGCTATAACTGCTTCCAGCAACACACCCTAGCATATTATTAGAAGCATCCATATCTGCTAACTTCACAGGCAAGCAAGTGTCATTTAAAACTGTTATAGGAATGTTTTGAAAGAAATCAAATGTATCTATAGGCCATACTATATTACTATTTCCTATAGATATTGGAATATCTGTTTTTAAATGTTTATATAAAAACGCTTCTTCTGTGATTCCTCTAGTAGCATCTGAATAAACTAAAGTGTTTATTTCAGAATAATTTCTTCTAGTCAGTGTATCGGATTGATCGGAGAAAACATCTGCATATGCACCGTCATATACTAGTGAAGTATCGTTTATATATAAGTCTTGTGCTGTTGATATTGGAAGAGATTCGGTATAATACTTTTTTAGCAAACCTGTTTGTTCTGGTTTTGAAAGTTTTTCAAATATAATGTAATCATCTTTTTTTATACTAAATCCTCCCCATTGAGTTCCTCTAGATATCAATTTGAAGTTTGCATATGGATATATAAATTCTCTAGAACTTTTAGGATTGATATCTAATTCCATAGTATCATATGATACTTCATATCTTGGACCCTCTAACCATGCACCTTCGACTATTCCGTTTTTATTTGTAAAAATTAAATCCGAGTTTGTATAATCATCTCCTCCGGTTGCCCCAGAATTAGCTAGATTAGAATTATTTATATATATAGGAGCATATACATTGTTATACAAATCTGTTCTAAGTATCTTGTCACCAGATGGCCAATAAAACCAATTGTTTCCATTTTCAAAATTTAAATTTAAAATATAATCAGGAGTGGTGATTTCTTTTATTTTTACAGCAGTTAATCCATAAACATTTTCTGCTAAATATTTTTTAGATGCTTCTATTTGATTATATATATTAGTTTTATTATCATCAAATAAATCAACAGTAGAGAGAGTTGGTATGCTTAAAAGGTATTGATTAAATATTCTAGACAATGGAGTATCAGCAACTCTAGACAAGTAATTTGTTGAAAGTAATTTTATAACTTCTTCGTCTTTTAACTTTTCAAAGGAAACATCATTTACTATATCTTCAATATTAAAATAATTGTTTAAAGCAACTGATGGATCAAAATCATGATATGATTGTGCATCGTGCAATTCTTCTACTTCTATAAAAAAGTTTCCAGAAATTGCGGACAACTGAGGAATATGTTGTGATATTGCATTAATAGGTATTTTTGAAATATTATGTTCGTCTTTTGTAAATCCCTTTAATATATATTCATATAAAATCTTTTCCAATCCTTTATTAGATCCTACAAGATTGTTTTTTAATTTTTGATTTTTAAGAGATTCTCTTTTTTCGGATATAGATTTGCATATTTCTTTTAATTTTTCTACAAAATACGGAATAGTAAAAATTAAATCTTCATTACTATTGTAATCTAATTCCTTTAAAAAAAGATCTTTATCTGTTTCATTAAACATGAAACTCAAATCCTTTAATAATGTCACATAATCTTCTCTAATAGTATCTTTGGTAGAAGATTTTGATTCTTTATTGTTCTTATACCATTCATTTAAATAGTCTGTATATAATTCTTTAGTATTATCTGGGTTTATACCAATGTTATATTTCAACCAAACTGGATATGCTAAAGGAGAGTTTGTAATTAAAGGTAATGACATGTTTAATCTGTGTATAATATTTAGATCAAATAGATAATTTTTAAAATAAAAGTAAGTAATATTATACATGAACACATTCACTTCCGATTCTATTAACAGTTCACCCGTTGGAATAACTAGACAAAATATCAATAGTGTTCGTAGAACCATTGACATTCCTATTAAAAAGTCAAAATATAATAAAAAATCTGTTAAAGATGTTAAAAAATTAAAAGAAGTCGTTTTGAAGATAGCTGACATCTTATCAAAAATAAATTGACATTTTGATGTTTTGATATTACTATGATTTAATGTATAAAAAAATACAATTCATAGCACAAACAAAAGAAATGCTTGAGGTGTTAGATAGACCATATCCATCAATTACTAAACTTCCGAAATGGATTGCTAGTACTCCTTCATATATAGGAGGAAAAAGATCTGTAGATGTGTATAATGATCCAACATCTACAGTTAAAAAGTGTTTGCCTGTTATGGATTCTATAACAGCTGGTTATCATATACCACTACACTCTGATGTTTGGGTAGAAAACGAACAAGACGATCCTAATACAATTAACATTCGATGGTCTTTTGAGAGCATTCAAGTAGTTGATATACAAAAACAAGAACAAATGGGATCATATCCAATTCCAGATGGGTATTATCCTACTGCTTTTAAATGGATAAATCCTTGGATAATCAAGACTCCTCCTGGATGGTCTTGTTTGTTTACCCATCCATTACATTCTGATAATGTTCCATTCAAGTGCATGACTTCTATAGTAGATACTGATAAATTTCCATTACCAGTTAATTTTGTTTTCTTTTTAAAGAAGAAGTTTTCTGGATTGATAGAAAAGGAAACACCTATTATTCAAGTAATTCCATTTAAAAGAAATGATTTTAAATCCGAATTCTCTTACGATCATGGATTTTTAAAACAACAATGGGAGAAAGCACATTCAGTTTTTTTTGACAGATATAAAAGATTTTTTAGATCACAAAAAAAATATGAGCAAGGAGATGTTAAAAAATGTCCATTTGCTTTTTTAAATAAGTAAGTTAAGTATAATCACAATATTATGATACAAACCCTAAAACACACAATTCGATTTAAAGAAACAGACTCCTTTATAGAAAGAGAACGTGTTGTTAATAATGAATTACTAAAAGTTATGGATACATTAAGACAACGTGGTATGTATCCTCTTTCTCATGAAATACTTAACAAAAACGAATCGGGTTCCACTGTTTTAATTTCTTATAGACTATGAACAAAAAGACATGTATAACAACATTACAAAAAGCATATGATAGTGTTAAAAGAAGATTGAACGAAAATAGTACACCAGAAGAAACTTCTTTTGATGTTATAGTAAATGAATTAAGCAGAGGAATTCCTACGGATGATTTATTAATCGAATTAGATAATATTAAAAAAAATGGAAATATTAAAAATCTAATCGGATTTTTAAATAAAATGGGGGAACAAGACAGTGAGAATTGGATTTTAAAAGATAAGCTGATTGAATTTTTATTCAAATTTTATAGTTATTAATTTAAAATATGAGTGCTGGTAAAGGAGATAAACCTAGAAGTTGTTTTTCTAAACAATTTAAAAGTAATTACGATGAAATTAATTGGGATAAGAAAAAAATTAAAAAGGAAAAACTTAAAAAAAAGGAACGTTTGAAAGAAAAAGAGTTTTTTAGTTTTATAAAAGATTGATTGTTATGGATTATAAGCAAACAAAATATAACATTTCATATATATTTTGGCTTATATTTTTTTTTATAAAAAGATCTCCTACATTATTATATCTTTTCGTGTATAGAGAAATACTTTTTATTAAATTGTTTTTTTTAGATATGTTTTACAGATAAGTTATATAACACAATATGCCTAAAACTGTAATAGTAAAAAATAAAAACACTAAAAACACTGGACCATTTAGCGTATATTCCAATGTAATATCCACTACTAGTCTTTTGATTTCAAATGTAGATAAAGCAGATTTGGATAAGGGTTTAGCTGTTTTAGTTCCAGATGATTATGTTAACTTAGTTATTGTAAATACTGGACCATGTTCTACTTTAACTGTGATTACTGATTTAAGTTGTGTTTTAGAAGTTAAAATTACTGAAGTTATTTAAAATGAAAACTATTTTTGTACAAGCAACATCTGCAACCAAATCTCAAGGACCTTTTACTATAACAGATCCTCTTGGATATCCCTATAAGATGAATTTGTCTTTATCTCAACTATCATCGGGAGTTTATATAGAAGTTATTGATAGTGTGTCTGCTTTAAATATTATTAATAATACATTTGGATGTTTTAATCAAAACTTAACAGCACTTCCTCCTGCTACTCCTACAATTACGCTAACACTTACAGTAACAATACCTAACATATTTAGTTCATTTACACCAACACCAACACCAACACAGACAGCTACTCCAACAAATACTTAAATATATAAATATATAATATGCAAACAAAAACATTTAAAGTAGAATTTTCGTTAGGAGAATGTGTTGGCCCATATTCTATATATTATGATTTGGTAGATAAAAACAATGTAGCAAAATTTGAAGATAGTAATTTATTAACAATTGGAATTACTCTAGAAGATATTAAAAATGGATTTAATATAAAAATACCTTCTACAGCATCTAGAATTATAATATATAATTTAAATCCTTTTTGTAAAAAAATTTCACAAGTTATTCCTTTAGCACAACCACCAACTCCTACACCAACTTATACCCCTACACCAACTCCTACCCATACATTAACTCCTACATATACACCAACTGTAAAATATTATGATAGTACACCTAAAATAAGTAATGCACAATACAATGTAATATATAATGGAAATTTTCTTGTTAACTGCTTTGGGAATTATATTCCAGTAACATTA